ACGTTGAATAGCTGTTCCAATATAAGCGTTTGTTTCATCATATAACCATTTTGTAAATTCTGGTAAGCAGTTAATCTCATTGTTTTTGTATGCTCTATATACAACTCCTGCTTCATATTTTGTGATTTGACCTCTTTTGTAAATTGTGTATGCCATGATGTTTTACCTCTTTCTTTATCTTACATTTATAATTATACTATACACGCTCGAGCGTGTCAATAGTTTTTTAAAAAAATATATATAAAAAATAAACCCCACAATTAAGTGGGGTTGTAATAGTCATTATGATTTATTCAGTTAGTTATTTTTTTCTCCACGTTCCGTGAGTTTCAAATGTCTCTAAATCCATTGAAGCCACATAACGTCTTACACCACTGTTAGAAATGTAAGATAACCATTCATATCCGTTAGCATTGCAGAATTCCATGTAATTGAATTCTTCACCTTTTTCATATGAACCTACGATTTCTGCATCTGTAGATGGTGTATTTCTAATATTAAGTTTATCAACTCCAACTGTATATACACGTACTTCAGGCAATGAGATTAGATCAGAGTTTGCTTCTACTACTTCTTTATCATCAACTGGGAAATAGAACCAACCTACAATTCCGTTAAAATCGCGTTGCATATAACGTGCTGGGCCACCTACATATAAACTATCAGCATTACCATCAACATTCTGTTCAATAGTTTTCATAGTATATCCATCACTATCCTCAATTACTGTTCCAGTATGCCCATATGGATGCCCATAGATATATGTTGTATCCATAACAAATACAGCTCCTGCTCGTGGTTTACTATTAAGATTACCAGCTTCATTATATTCAACTTTATATCCTAATGCAGCAGCACTATTTAGTAAATCAATAGCATTGCCCCACAGAGCTTTACCAAAAAATAACACTGATAGATAGTTAGGTAAATCAACACATTGTGTTCCATAAGCTCCGTCTTGATCTACTCCGATTCCTAGATTCGCTATTCTTTTTGCTTCATTTACAATTTCACTTGTTCTAACCATTATTTATCCTCCGTTTTGTTTATATTATTTGTATCATTTTTTCCTACAGTTTGTCTGTAAGATTGGTGAACCCCAACCGCACTAAAACCTAAGGCAATTGCAGTAGGGTCTTTAAATAGGATAGTTCCAATTAATCCTCCTAATACTCCTAAAATATTAGGTATCATTTCATCTGGGAAAAATTTAGATTCTTTTAAAAATTTCCCTAACATTCCTAATAGTGCTACTATTAGAAATACTGATGCTGTTTGTAAATCTGGCATATTATTCACCCCCTTTCTAAGGTAATTGAATAGGCCAGTCATCATCTGTAATAAATGTGACAGGACTTATTCTAATCTGCGATAATATAGTACTATTCAATTCATTTCTTGCCATTGCATATCTTAACTGAATAGCGTTACTATCGGATGTTCCTCCAACATAAACACTTCCTAACAAGTCACCTAAATCACCATATAATCCAGATAATAGAGAGCTGGCACTCCTAAATCCTGCTGGTAATACATTGTTACCTTGTCCAATATTAAGTTTAATCCAGGTATATTTCTTACCTGCTATTGTTTTTTCAACAATATTTCCAGCTTGTTTTTCTAAGTCGTCCACACCGAACCATCCCCAACTTAGACCATCGAATTTAACAATTACTTCATCGTTAATTCTTCTAATTTGCAACCTTGCATTACCACGTTTATTAACTAACGGTAAAGTTCGCCAACCTGTGTCACCTGTGAAAACTTGCCATCCTGTATTTCCACCGTTTGTAGTTTTTATCCACTTTAAGGCACCATTAGTTTTATTTTCATCAACGTACGTTGTACCTATATCAGCAGTAACAACTCCGTTAGGCATTCCAGTTCCGTGAATTTCCCATTGATTAGTTGGTAATGTGACACTATTTCCTCCACTCATACTTAACGTATTATTGTTAAGCGATAATGTTTGATTAGGTTTAAGTGTATTCAATTCATCTTTAGTTACAAATTTTTTAGCTGTCAAAGTATCTTCAGTAATGAATTTTGAAGCGTCTATTCCAGGTTTATCTTCAAGTTTTTTTACACGCTCAACCAATTTACTATCATCATAAGATGTAATTGTAGTAGTAGGTCTGTTTTCTAAATCTGTCAAACGTCTTTTTACTTCTGAATCATCGTAAGCCGTATTTGCAGGAGCTGGTCTATCTTCTAATGCTTTAACTCTAGATTTTAAATCACTATCATCATAGATTGTATCTTTATCAACTTTTTCCTCAAGATTAGATACACGTTTTGACAATTCACTATCGTTGTATGCAGCAGGCACTTCAGTAGCTTTTGTATATCCTAGATTTTTAATTTCCTCTATAACACTTTTTTTAGCTTCAGTAATATCACTAGTTGTTGCAAAGCCATTTATACTAGGGATTTCATTCTTAGTAGCATAAATTTTTTCTGCTTCAGTTGTAGTTAGATAATTACTTAAATCAACTCCACCACTTATTTGAAGTTTAGCTAAATAATCTTTTAGTTCGGCACGTGTCACAACATCTAAAGATTCAATATTCTCTATATGCTTAATTTTACGTTCTTCAACTTCGTTCTTATCAATTTCAGATAAAACAACATTGAATTTAAACTTGAACACGTCTAATGAATCTGAATCGCTATCCAGGAATAAAAATCCTAATACCTCTTCACACCTAGCGATTAAATCTGTATTAAAGCTAATCTTAACTACATTACCTTCTATAGTCCCATTAGCTTGCCATGTAGAATTAGAATCCCTAAATTTGAATAGTACTTTAGCTGTATAGTGCGATAGATCAGTTTCATTTTTTACCACAAACTCAAATCCAGCGTTATTCTTATCATGTGAGTAGAATTGAATGTTTAAATCTTTTGTTCCACGTCTACTAGGTGTGTTTGTCAAATTTGTTCTTACTAGTTTTTTCATCTTCTAACTCCTTACCGTCTAATTCATCTCGTAATTTTTCTAATCGTTTCTTTAATCCTGTTGGGAATGGTACACCTAATGCACCTAAATTCTCAATTAACGATAGACAATAACTAAGTGTAAAGAATAATAAGAAAGCTGTAGCAATTTCATTAAATCCTAAATAAAGTAGGTATGGATATACTGTAATACACATTACACAAACTATAATATGTTCAATTAATCCACGTCTATTAATAGTTGAGTTTAATTTTTTTGTTACAAAAGCTTTTGCTATTCCTGTAAAAACATCAAGAAATACAACTAGTGTAAAAGCATGAATGTAGACATCTTTAACTAAGTGATAATAGCGTTCTGCTAGTTCAGGTAATGTTATTTCCATTTAGATTACCTCGTAAAAAAGAACATGCTATAATGCATGCTCTTCTTTTCTTTCTGTTTCTGTAGTTTCTTTTGGTGTCTCACTTACTGTTGGTGTTGGAGTGACTGCCTCTTTTGGTGTCTCACTTACTGTTGGTGTTGGATTGACTACCTCTTTTGGTGTCTCACTTACTGTTGGTGTTGGAGTGACTACCTCTTTTGGTGTCTCACTTACTGGAGTAGTTGCAACAACAACTTCTTTTGGTACTTCCGTTACAACTTCTTTAGGTGTGGCCACTTCTTCAACTGCCTTAAGTTCTGCTTCTTTTCGTTTGAATTCCTCAACTGCTAACCTAACCATTTCACGTAAGTTTCCAAAGTTAGGTACTTGCTCTAAAGTTTCAACCTCTGTAATAACCATTCTCATGTGAGTTTGTACTAAATAATCGTTTTGTTTAAATTTTGCACGTTTTACACTAAATTTCATCTTAATTATCCCCCTCGCTGTGTGATAAATTGTTGCTATTTTCTCCGTGATTGTCATGATTTTCTTCTCCTTCATCGTCTTGTGATAATTGTTCCATAATTGTTTGGACTACTTTTGTTAATGCTTCATCTAATTGTAATTTAGTGATGTATCGGTTGTTATCATCCTCTAATTGTTCTTTATTTTCAGTACGTTCAAAAGTGATTTCTTTATATTTAGTAGGTTCATTACCGGGAATCCACTCAACAACGCTTGTGTGGTCTTCAATTACTTCATATAGTTTATTTTCAAATTTGAATTTATCTCCTACAGAGTAATCAACATTTACCTCATAAGAATCAAATGCATTAATGATTGCATCTTTCTTAGCGTTGATTGTCTTAGGATCTAGCACGTTCAGTAGTAATGCCATAATCACTTTATCATTACCTTTATTAACTTTATTAGCAAACTTAGTTAATGCTTTCTCACGTTCAGCAGTATCTTGTTTATTACCTGTTAAAATACCTACTTGCTTATTCAGATTAGCATATTCAGCAACTAGTGCTGGAGTTGCTTCTCCTGTGTACATTTGAACGGCAATTTGTTTTCTAATTTCTTCTAAAATTTCCGCATCATTAGCAGTTGCGAATTTACCAGGTAATTCAACATTACCATTGAAATAAATTCCACCTGTATTCATATTAAAATATACGTTTACACTCTTATATCCACCAGCAGTTGGATTAGGTTGTTTAACTGAAATTTCTAAAGCCATATTATTGTACCTCCTCATGTTTTACATCTTCTACTTTAGTTTCTTTTAATTCTTTAAGCTCTTTCTCCTTAGCTTGTAACTCATTATTTAATTCATTGTAAGCTACTTTATAATGAGCTAATTGCATAGTTTTTTCACTCAATTCTTGAGCGATTAAATCGATTGGTTGTAATTGTTTATCCATTGATTAATTCCTCCAATTTGTTTTTTAATTCTTTATTTTGTTGTGATAGTTCTTGTACTGCTTTAATAAGGTAAGGTATAGTGTCATAATAGTTGATTCTTAAATAATCGTTGTAAGTTTGTTTATCGTCCATATCACGTACTACTAAATCTTTATCTACAGATTGAACTTGTTGAGCAATTGCTCCGATTTTTTCGAATTTATTATCTTTTTTCCAGTTGAACTCAACTATTTCAATTTTATTAAGTAAATCTACTGCCTTAACTTTCGTTGGTTTAACATTAGTTTTTAAACGTTTGTCAGATATTGCACTTTTTACTCTGTTGATTTGTGACCACCACATTACTTTTGTTGTGCTACTTCCTGCTCCTTGACCATATATATCTTGGTCATGAGTATAAATATGTCTACCGTGTACATCTAATCCTCGATTAAAAACAGCAGTTGCATTACAAACCATGGCACCATTACCATTTACATACCATGCATTCGGTCCGGCTTGATACCAATTGTTCCCCCATGCTGCCCAAATTTGAGCACCACGTGTTCCAATGTTGTGTCCTGGGTTTAATCCACAGTTAAAGTTATTCGAACCTGTAAGCCAAAACTCTCCAGGTTGATTAGGGTTCTTACCAATTCTGAATCCTCCAATATCCCCTGTATAGGCTGAAAGCCAGTCAGTATCTAGTTGAGTAGCTGATATTTTAACAGTACTTAAATTCTTAATGAAAGCGTCTTGTGCCCAAAGCTTACTAATGAAAGCTTTATGAGCAACAAACTCATCAATCATTGCATCATCTACAAGTAAGTTATTAACCTTAACTGCCTTAGCAGCAATAATTTCTGAAGTGATACTGCCTGCCTTGTGGTGTCCAGTTTCTAAAGTTTGAGTTTTAATTTGTCGACCCTCGATTGAACCATCGACTATTAGTTCTGCACTTTTCTTCTTAACAACAGTTAGTTTATTTATTGAATATTTCGTATAGTTACTCCACGTATTTTGCTGGAGCATAGGCTCTATGAACTCTATTTCTTTATTTCTATCTAGAATTTTAATAGTTGCTGTGCAATTCCTTACACCATAACCACTGGCTGGATATAATACAGTAGATAACCAATCATCAGTTCCATCTTTATATTTCACATGAACCATAGCGTTTAAATCTTTATATCCATTAGAACCACTAACTTGCCTTGCTTCTACAGAGAAATAATATTCATCTCCAGCTTTATTTGAATCAGAAATTTTATTTAAATACAAGTCACGTTGATTAAATGTAACTTCGTTTCTATATTCAATTTTAGCTAAATTTTCATTAGCAGGAGTTATTATCACTCTATCAGTAATAGCTTTAATACTTTCTGGACTTACTGACAACATACTAGAAAGGTTACGTCCATCAAAAACTTGATTTGAACCAAAGTTAATTCCATTAGCACCAATTCGAAGTTGTGAATGTTTAACAGTATCATTTAACCCACTACTAACAGTATTCAATGTTTCTGTAGCAGTTTGTTTCCACGTGTTTAGTTCGTTGACATTTTGTTCTACATCTTCTGGAGCTGGTGTCCAGTCTGTAGCAATATCACCTTTTTCTAGTTTGATATTGTCAATATAAAAGTTGGCAAGTTGTCCGTTAACTGCGTATATCATAACTCTACATTTTGTAATATTCGATGGTACAGTAAACACTTTTGAAATTCTTTTATATTTCTTAGCTGTAAATCCTTGAGTTGCTAAATCTATTTTTTGCCACTCTTGACCTATTATTGTATCTCCATCAATATAGTGTAATGCTACATCTAAAATTGAATAGTTATTTAGATACTCTTTACCTAAATCCATTGATAAGGTTAATTTGACTCCTTGTTCAGCAGTTAAATCAAATGGCACACTTGAAAAACCTTTGTATTCTGCGTTAGGTGTACCCCAAATGTGTAAACCTCTTCCGAAATGTTTTAATGCGTGACCTTTGTCGTATTGTAAACCACTATTAGTAAGTTTATCTTCCCAATTTTTAAAATCTTTAGCAAAGTTAGAGTTAGGTATATAGTTTCTCCCACCTACACTAGTTGGAATACTATTTCTAACATTACTGATTTCTCGACTAAAACTATTAGCTGTTTCTCTTACTTTATTTTCAACTACTGAATTAGTTGCATAACCTTTGTCATTAACCCACTTTTCGATATTTCTTCTTTCAGCAGTCAGTTGGTTAGCTGTGTTATTTTGCGCCCAAATTTGCAAGTTAGCAACTCTTACTCCGTCTTGATTTTTGTAGTTTTCCAACGCTGATAGTTGGTTGGTAATACCTCTAGCACTTTCATTGAACTTATTAGAAAACTCTGTGTTTTTAACATAACCTTTACTATCAATGATTTTATTGATTTCAGTTCTTTCACGGCTTAATTGATTAGCTGTATCTCTCTGAACCCACTGCTTCAATGTTTCAGTTCTACTACTATCTTGATTCTTGTATTCCTCAAGTGAAGTAATTTTACTTGTTAAGCCGTCTACACTTTTAGTAAATTCAGCCTTAACTGCGTTTAATCCATCTTCATTTTTTTTCTTAACAGCAGTAAATTCTCTAGTAATGCTAGTTTCAAGTTCTGTCACCTTGCTAGTAGCACCGTTAACTAGTACTCTAAGTTCTCTAACTGTTTCATTGTTAGAAATATCTTGAATGTTGTTAACTCTATCAGTTAGTGCTTGAATTTGCTTTGTTGCTTCAACTCTATTTTTGCTTATCTCTAAGTTTGTAGCTTGGAATTGCCTGTTGTAGTTTTCTACAGTTGTTGATACTTGATTTCTAATAGGTGCTAGTTTTTTCTCTAGATCTTCATCAATCTTAGCTGTTATTACTTCACTTGATGCCTTAGCTTTCTCAAATCCATCTTCAATCTTTTTATTAATTTCATCTGTATTTTTCTTAAATAGCTTATCATAGTTTTCACTACGTTCTTTGACTTTTCGTTCTATATCCATAGTGATTATATCTGTATAAGCATTAGCTTTAGCTATAGCACCGCTACTTGCATTTGATACTTCCGAACCTAATCGACCTTCTTTTTCACCTAGAATAAACTCTTTCCATTTTTTTAGCATTGGATCATAGTGAGTTTCAACTACTCTTATTCTTTCGTCTACACCATATTTTAAATATTTTAAAATTACAGTATCTCCACGATTGATATCCTCTGATAACTGTTCATAAGTAACTTTGATAGAGTTTTTTGGCTTGTCGATATTTTGCTTTGTGAAATATTCCATGGCCCACTCTTCTAATTCTTCAGCAGTTCTTAAATCATTGTTAGATACTGCTATTTCATTGATGAATGGATAATCATTAATCAACGGACTTTCTACAATTAGATTAATTGTAATTTCTTCATCTAATGCATCTAGTTCTTCTTTTTGTTGTGCTTTTAATGATTCAATTTCAGCTTTCTTTCTATCAGCTATCGCTTGACTTTCAGCTTTTCTTTGTTGAGATTTTCTCTCTCTTTCCTGATATTTAGCATTTACTTCTGATTCAATTTGAGAATATGATTTGATTACTTTACCACTACGCTTTACTTTCTTGTTATTCTTAGCAAGTTCTTTAGCGTATCTTTTAGCTATTTCATCTTTCATTTGTTGAGCTTTTTTAACAGTATTTCTACCTTGTGAATATTCTTTTTGAGATTCTCTCAAGGCTTTTAATTGTTGTCTGTGCTGTTCTCGTAAGTCTTTTTTATCGTACTTATCACCAACTTTAAAAGTTGAACTAGCATAAATTCTAGTAACAATTTCATCAGAATTACTAGTATTAACAAATTCACTTATATTTTTAGCTGTAGTTAATACTTCTTCAGTATCTCTTCCTAAACGTTCTAACAAGCTAATTTGTTTATCATGCATATCAATATCTGCAGAATAAGTATCAGCAATCCCTCCTAACAATTCAAATGATGTTCTAAGTTTATTATCAGTATCATCATTATGTGATACAAATGAATTAATAGCATTTATATCTGAATAATATGAGAAATCTTTTTCACTAGATAAAAAGTTTGAATACCATTCATCAAGCGCTGACATACAGTTTACACGAAGTCTTCCGAAGTTATTCACTAATCTTTTACTAAAATCATAGTTCTTTTGATAAGCAGTTACAGTAATACATTTATCATTTTCAGATATATCAATATCCTTAATTCTAAATAAGTTTGTTCTGTCATGCTCATCAGCTTTTACAATCATACCTTTTTCAATGAAAGAATATAGATTATTGTCTACTGTTGGATATTTGAATGTTAATTTATACATTGTATTCAACACCCAGTGAATGTCAGAATCATAGGCATTATTTAACACTATTCCGTTATAAGTAAAGTCTGTTTCAAATTCATCATATAACCATAACATTAAACGAACGCCCCCCATCTACATTCTATTTCCAACCTAGTAATTCCATTACCTAGAACAATCCCACTCACTCCTGGTTTAATCTCAAAGAACGCTCCTAACATTACGCTATTTAATAGATTTCCGTTCTTATCATATACATTTTGTTCACCTTGTTTGCATTCAATAACTAGCTTTTCAGATAGATGTTTTAATCTGACTACCTGATTACCTATGGTTAATGATGTGCCACTTGTTGAATTTCCATATAGAGTGATTTTAGGATACATTATTACATTGGTTTCATTGTTGATAACTCCATTACTTGTATATGTCTTAATATCAGATGCAATACTATATGAGAATGGATTACAAGTGAATACTACGTCTATTTCATATTCATCTACTTCACCCAGTCTAGCTCTTACTGCAGATACTGTTAACACCTCATAATATCTGCCAGGATTATCAGAGGCTATTAATTTACCACTACCTTCTAACCACACTAATAATTCATTGATTTGATTTAATTTTACATTGTGGATTAATAGCTTATATGATTTTTCTACAAGCTCATAAGCTGTAGAAGTTCTTACAATTCCTCCTGACATATCATCAGATGTAAATATTTTGTCTTTTCTTTTCCCTTTATTGATTCCATCATTTTCTGTTACAAAAATTTCAAAGGGAAAATCGGCGGTAGACTTCCCTTTGAAGATTAATTCATTATAATGTAACGACATTTCTACCACCTCTAAAACTCATATTTTTGTATTCTTTCATAGATCTCACTAGTTTTTGTTCAATCTCTTTTACTAATGTATCAATGTCTTCTTTGTTGTTTATATTATTACCTGTCACATTGATGGTAATATTAACATTAGGATTATTAGCTCCATATTGTTCTGCTAACGTTCCACTAATTCCTTTAATTTTCTCTCTTGTTGATAATGGTGTAATGTTTACACCACTTCTAGTAACTTGGAATAATTCTGGGCCAGCTTCTCCTACAATACCTTGATATCTTGGTGGTAAACTTTGAGTACTCCCAATCATTCCACCATTAGCAAACATATCAATATTTCCACCATGTGCAAATAAATCAATTTTCCCACCTGAAGCGAATAGTCCTAATTTTTGTAACATTGCTATAGGTCCACTTGCAACTACTGAAATCACTGATTGCCAAAATTGAGGAATACTCCTAATTGCCCCAGAAGCACTATTAGCTTTGTTCGTGATATTATCATTAGCTTCTAATTGTTTTGTAGGTGTAGGTGTTGCATTAAATCTATCTACTGAAGCTTTCGCTGTGTCAGTAAATGGTGTCGCATTACCTTGAGCCATAATACTTTTAGTACCTGGATTAGTTGCTGCAAATACATTTAAACTATTTGTTGCATCTTGTGTGAATGGACTAGCATTTCCGCTAGCTGATAAATTCTTATTAACAGGATTTGTTCCGTTAAATAAATCTAACTTCCCTTGTGCATCTGTAATTGGTTGACTTGCATTATCATTAACTTTTAGATTTTTTTCATTAACAGCTTGTGCGTTATAATCTAAAACCTTTTTAAATACATTATCTATACTTGTACTTCCCTCATCTCTTAACATAATAGATTTAGGCGGCAAACTAGCATTTTTAAATGTATCTATTTTCCCATTAATGTTATCTAATGGTAAGCTTGCTTTATCTACAATCTCAACATTTTTAGGATGTATTCCTTTCTTATCCAGCCATTCTAAATCTTCTTTAGTCATCTTAATAGTACGACCTTGACTTTCAGCAATAGTTATTGCTTTCATTATGTCTGGTAATGCAATAAGTCGTTCATAATCACTTTTAAAATTAAACACAAGATCATGACCTTCAAATTTAATTCCTATCGATTTAATATCAGAGTGACTAGTCCAGTTATTTAAAATACTGTTAACTTCCTGAATTTTAGATTCAATAGAACCTAAATTATTAATGTATTCTTCTTTAGTATCAGTAATCAATCCAATTTGTTTTAACGCTGCAATTTTAGCGGCTAAGGCTGTTTCTTCCATTCCTTTTTTCAGAAGGTCTTGAGCTTCTTTGCTTGAGGTTGCAGCCTCTACCGCACTCTTACCTAGTCTCTTATAGAGATTCTCTATTTCATTCATCTCTTGAGTTGTTAAACTTCTATGGTCTTTTGCAGCGTTAGATAGAATTTCTTTAATTCTTCCTTGTGCTTCTTTTGCTGAATTAATCTGAGTATCAAAGGTTTGTTTTACAACTTCTGCTTGTTTTTTATACTCTGCTTCCTCAATTATTCCCTGTGCTTTAAGAGCATTCAATCTATCCATTTCAGCTTGTCTACGCTTTTCAATACCTTCAACGGTAGATAACGTTAAATCGTTAATAGTTTTTATTTGAGCCATTGCATAATCTGCTGTAATAGTTTTATTCTCCAGATAGCTTGATTGAATACTTGATAATGAATTACCTAACATAATTCCATAGTTTCTGAACTTAGTTTCAATCTCGTTTACATCTTCATCACTTAAAGATAGATTCTCTTTTAGTTTCTTTCTGATTTCTCCATCAGATGAATACCAACTACCTTCTTTAAAGTTTTTATCAAGACTTTCCATGATTGAGGTGTTAGCTTTTTTAATCTTTTCAGTTTCCTCTACTATGGCTTTACTATTATTTTGAACATCACCTTTTAATCTATCGATTGCACTTCCAGATTGTGTTGCACCTTTAATCACTTGATCATACCACTCTTTGTATTTTCCGTTAGTTTGTTCAACGGATGCTTCATGATTTCTACTGTCTTTTGTCATTTCACGATATATTCCATATCCTAATCCGACAAAAGCAGCTCCAATTAATGCAGCTCCTGCAACATATGGATTAGTTAACATAGAAGCCATGCTTCCAGTAGTTGCAGCCTTAGTTCCTACTCCAGCAATTTCAGTACCTAATTTGGCAACATCAGCCACTGCTTTACCAGTTCTGATTTTACCTAACCATTGAATCAGAGTACCTATACTCTTAACTCCTGCACCTGCTCCAGTTGTTAATCTTCCTAGAACAGATAAGAATGGGCCCATACCTAACACGGCTAATTGGACAGTTGGTGGTAATTTGCTAAACCATAACATCATATCACCTAATGTTTTCACTACAGGTTTAGAATGTTGTAACACTTCTGCCAATCTTGGTAATAACTGTGCTCCCATTTCAATGGCCATTTTTTGAATTTCATTCTTAGCCATTTGAATTTTACTAGCACTTGTTTGGTATCTGATGCTTGCTTCTTTAGTTAAGGCTGTATTTTCTTTCCAACCTTTATTTGCAATTTCTAAGGCTTTACCTAATCCACTATCACCATCTAATGCTCCAGAAAGTCTCTTCATGGCATCAGCTTCACGAATACCTGTTACACCTAATGATGCTAGTACATCGTTAACATTACCTCCACTTTCTTTTACATTTTTAAGACCTTTAAGAACTAATCCAAGTGCCTCTACAGGTCTATTATTAAATGCATTAGCAAATTCACTAGCACTAACTCCAGCGGCTTTCGCAAACTTACCTAAGTTCTCTCCACCTGACATTACTGCGTTTTGCATTTTTGTCATAACCTGTGTCATTGCACTACCACCAGCTTCTGCCTCAATACCAACAGTACTCATTGCGGCTGCTAATCCTAATACATCAGCCTCTGACATATTAGTTTGTTTACCCATTCCAGAAAGTCGTTGTGACATTTCTACAATAGATTTTTCATTTGTTGCAAAGTTATTACCTAATTCTACTAATGTAGAACCTAGATTTCTAATACTACTTTGACTTGTTCCCATTACAGCCATGAATTGTGCTAAGCTTGCTGCACCTTCTTCACTACTTAAGTTAGTAGTAGCTCCTAAATCAGCAATGGTCTTTGTGAAGTCAACTATATTTTCAGTTTTAATACCTAACTGCCCAGCTACTTCACCTATTCTAGCTAATTCATTTGCACTAACAGGGATCTCTGTAGAAAGATTTAAGAAACTCTGTCTAATCTTATCTAATTGCTGTGGTGTTGCATCTACAGTCTTAACTACTCCAGCAAAATCACTTTCGAAATTGATTGCACTTCTAGCGGCCAATAACATTCCAGAAGATATCCCAGCAGTAGCTCTTGTTAAACCGTCACCAACTCCCGACATCTTCTGTCCTAGAACTTGTGCCCTAGTACCAACATCATTAAATCTTTGAGCAGTATCAGCTAACCTACCACCACTATTTCTAAATGCAGAGTGAGTTTTCTCGACTGCATCTCTTAATTTAAAATAGCTTGTTTCAGCGTTAGCTATTTTAGTTGGTAATGCTCCTAATTCTTTCTGTTGAGTACTTAATGTACTATTCAAGCCTTTAATTTGCGTTTCAAGGCTTTTGACTTCTTGTTCAGTCTTCTTATATGCTTTGCTTGTATTTGCTACTGTTTCTTTATATTTCTGAACAGCAGTACTACTCTTACCATAAGTACTTTCTAAGTGTTTTAAATGCTCTTTTTGGCTTTGTAATAACGTTCCATTAGTCTTTAGAACCGATTGTTTTTGCCTAAAAGCATTCGATAACTTTTCAATCTCTTTAGGTATTTCACTAGTAGATTTTTTTAAAGCATCATATTTATCTTTTAAATTATTAACATTACTTGCTGATTGCTTCATTTGAGTAGTTAGTCCACTCATCTTTGCCTTGTAGATATCGTATGCTTTTGCACCACTACCTAATGAAGCTATATTTCTCCTAGCTTCTGCTTGAAGTTGTCGTAAGGCATTTTCACCTTGCTTAATAGCAGAGGTAAAAGAGCCTACACCTTCTGCAGTCAGTATGACACCGACTTTATCCATGTAATTTGCCATTTTTACCTCCTATAATATATTACTTGCGTTAGTAACTCTTATGCCTTCTTCAGAATCATTCGTTGTATAATTATCTTCGATATATCTATTAATCATATAAACAATATATTCTAATGAAAAATCATACATAAACTCATCCATAGTCATGTTAAACCAAGTTCTACACTTATAAAATATATCGTCCCAATCTATTTCTTGTGTTTCTTCTGTCTCTTCTTGGCTTTCTTCGGATTTCTGCTCACTACTTTTGGTTGTGAATGAACTAGGTCTTCTACCTGTTCTTCTAAAATATTCTTTCCCAGTTCACTATCATCAGTAATCCCTAACATTTGAAGTAATGTTGCTGTTTGATCTCCATACATAGCTTCTTGATATTTTAGAATAAATACTTCCAAGTCAGTATCAGTGACATTTTCTAAAACTTCCTCAAGTGTTGTTTTTAGCTTATTGGCTTTCAAGATAGATACTAAAAATTTAGCACTAGCAATATTCTTTTCTTTTAAATATACATCTGCCCATTCACCTTGTTTAATACCAAAGTCTGCTTCCAAATGTAACCAAACTGCTAAATTACATCTTAATTCAACTTCATGTCCTAAAATATCAGTTTTAAAAGTCTTTATATTTTTTGTAAAAATACTCATTTATTACCTCCAAAAAAGAGCCAACTTATGTCGGCTCTTTAAATCTTATTTATTATGCTCTAGGGACTACTGTAGAATCTGTTTGACCATCTTTAATACATGCTTTTAAAGTTTCTGCATTATAGAAACCATTTAATAATAATTTCTCACGATCATATAGATTAGTTGTACGTAAATCCATCTTACTATATACAGATTTATTGTCACTTCCAATTACTGGGAATGCTTCAATAGTAACCTGTGCAATATTTTCTTTCTTCTCATCAGTTTCAGTCTCTGCATTAAAATCTGGATGTTTTAATTGACAGTATGGGAAGTTGAAAATAATTTCTCCACCATTTTCATCTGTAACAGGGAATGACCATCTAAAATATTTATACTTCGGACTATCACCTTGAACATATGCTCCATTAGCTAGTTTAATCATTCCACTCATTTCTTCTACGAAACCTTCTGGGAAAAATCCAATATCTACTGTCATCTCTGCACTTGAGAATTTAACAATGTCACGAATTTTATTATTTGATAGATATACCGGCTTCTCCTTTTTTTGTCCTTTAAAAGCTACTTTATCAATTGCGAATACTTCGTATGTTTTGTCCTCATACGTTAATCCACTTTCACTAGTTGCTTCTGTTTTTACTTTTTGTAAATATCCAGCACCAATACCTGTTAGTAATGCTCCGTCTACTCTCTCTTTAGTTACTGTCATTTCAGTTCCTCCTATTTATTTAATAATTTATCTTTAACTTTCTTAGCGAATGAATCTTTGTGTTGTAATGCTGCAGGTCTAATATGTGGCTTAGGAGCAACATATTTTCTACTGCCTTTTTTATATCTTCTTGCACGCTTACCACGTCTCTCTCTACTAGTAGCTTTAGAAAAACCAGCATGAAATCCTACTTCATGGAAATATAAATGTAGATTGGGTCTACCTGCCCAACCTACTGTACTTTCATATAATGCATGTTTTGTAATAATCCCCTCAACACCAGCACCAGTTACTTTTAAACCTTTACTAGTGGCGATTTTTCTCGCATCATCTTTAATTTCTTCTGCTTCTTTTTCTACTATGCTATTAATAGTTTTAGCATTACTGCTAATCTTATTTAACTTAGCAATTGCTCCACTAAAACCAAACTCTTTTGTCATGAGTAAATCTCCAAGAAATACATAAATTGAGTTTCTTTTCTGTCAGCATCCACATCAATTACTTCTTGCCAAGAACCAGTATTTAATTTAGTATCATCCAATGAGTTTTGTATCTTTTGTAAAATTTCTGAACTATCCAAATCATGTGGCACTAGATCATAGAAATTTAACTGATATACATGGTGTTTAATTTTTCGCTTATCAGATAATCTTTTTTCTGTAGTATGTACATGAAAATATACAATTTTAGGAAAATCAGTGTCATCACTAAATCCATAAGAAACTGGAATATTCAATTCCATATCTGATATAGTCTGAAATATTAACTCTTTAATGCTCATTTTTAATCACCTCGACCAATGATAATTCAGTTTCATTTTTTTTATGATTATGCCAAATTCTAGAAATCGTATAGGATTTATTTTTAATAATGATAAATAGATCACTTAAAATATAATCATCAATCTGTGGAAATAAACGAATCGCTATTCTTCTTGATACTTCTGTATCAACTTGTAAAGCTTGATATTTTTCTACAGATGTAATATTTAACTTCCTAAACCAAAACTTATTAATTTCTTTTTCAGTTTTTGATGTTAATTTAGTGTTAAACTTATCTTTTCCAAACTCATACTTTACAAATTTAGCTATTCCATCATTATATGTCTGATTAACTTTTTCTTGTTTTTTTCCTAGATTTATCATTCTATTTCACCTACTGATAAAGCAAGATTAATAATTTGTGTCCTAAAATTTTTATCAAAATATTCTAAACTATCATTGTATGCATATCTAACTCTCTCAAAAATTAACTCCTGTGCTAAAAGATTAGTTGTCTCATCAAAATATCCACACTGATTTTTTAACGAAAAAATAGATGAAGAAAGCAACTGTTTAAGTTGCTCATCTTCATCATTATGTAAAATATGTAATCTATCTTTTAACTTTTTTAATAGTTCATCCATAGATTATTCTTCCGTAGTCTCTACAGTTTTTTCTACTTTTTCTTCTTCAGCTTTCTCTTCTGATGTTACTTCTACTTTTTCTTCTTCAACATTTTCAACAGCTTTGACTTCTTTCGTTTCTTCTTCGAAAAATTCTCTATCATGAACTGATAAATTTTGTTTTATCTCTTTTAGTCTTTCAGCAGGGAAATCTACAGTATCACCTACTTTATATACTTCATCAGAATATTTATCTACAAAAGAACTTAAAATTTTTACTTTAACCATAACTTATCCTCCTATGCTAGTGGTGTAATATTTAAATTATATACTTGTGCTGCGTAATTATCTTTTGGCTTACCATTTGCATACATTTTAGTAATATATAATGTTGCATCTTCCATAGCTAGAGTTTCTTTAAATTGACTAATTCCAAAACTTCCAGCAGTAATCGCTAAGTATTCACCCTCTACAAAGAAAATTACTTTTCCTGTTGGAACGAAAATTGACTCAATAATCGTTGGATTAAATGGTAAAGCAGTAATGAATGTTCCAGAAGCATTTTGAACAGTTGCTCTTGCCATAATATCGTAATATTCAAACGGATTAATAAGCATAACCACCTTACCAGCAATATTTCTAGCTTGGAACTCATCCTCTTCAGTAACTCCATCTTTTTTCAATCGTTTATATTTTGCAAGATTTTTATGAACTCCTGCAATTTCAGCAATAATAGTCTTAGTATCTTTAAATGTTAAAGTACCTGCTGCAGCTTTTTCAGCATATTGTCCTTGAGTAACTGCAGCTAATAAATCACGGTTTAATCCAATAGGTTGACTTTTCCCATCACCTAAAATGAACGCTTTTTCTAAAGCTACTTTTAATGCTTCTACTAAGAAAGTTCTTACATATTTTTCAACCCAAACAGGCCCTAATGATAACATATCGTTAGATACTGCAAAGAATGCTGTAAGTTTGTATTGACCGATTTTTTCTTTTCTAAAGTTAGCATTTAAACTACCTTGAATTCCTCCAAATAGTTCTCCCCAAACTGCAGCACCTTCTGGATTACCATAAATAAATTCTGTAATAGCTCCATAGTTTTGTAACCCTAATTTTGCTAATAGTGGATGTTCTTTTACTAAATCATCAAATACACGCTCTTGAGTTGTTTTTGGTAAAGTATCATGTTCTTTAAATCCACCTTGCTCAATTACAGTGTTAAAGAATTTCAATTCTTCAGATGTTAAAACTTGTTGTCCTCTATTACTTAAAATAACATTGTCCATATTATTAGTATTCACATTTGATAAAATATCATCTCTGATTTCATCAACCATTGTTGACATCATATCATCAAATGCTTTACTTTGTGTTTCCTTTGATTCATTATTTAACACTGAATCTGCATATAAACGTTTTTTTTCTTCGAAATTTTTAAATTTAATTGTCATTTATTTTCCTCCGTTATAAAAAGAAACCATTGTTATTTATAGTTTCTTCATCTTCTTTATTGTCTAACACATTGTTATTAACCATACTAGAAACTTTCTGTACAAATGTTTCATTTTTGAATAAATTCTCAATAAAATCATTCGTTAAAATATTTTCCATATTTTCATCTGCTTTTACTTCTGATTTTTTCTCATCAGCAAAACCAAGTTCTACAGCTTCATCTGCAGTAAACCATGTTTCATTTGAAATATAGTTTTCTATCTCTGACTTATCAATATTAGTTTTTTCGCTATAAATATCAACAAGTAGAGTGTCAATTGTTTCTAACGCTCCTAATGTTTTCTTGATTTCATTCTTATTTCCCCAAGCAATTGTTGAGGCTTCATGAATCATAAGCGAAGTTCCAGTATTCATTATTAATTTATTAGCACCCATTGCAATAATAGAAGCAGCACTACAAGCTGTTCCTGTAACCTCAACAGTAACATTGTTTGAGATGTTTTTTAAATAATTGTAGATTTCAATACCTTGAAATACATCTCCACCACCACTATTTAAATATATATGAATATCTCCAGTAGCATTTTCTAACGCTTCTCTAACATCTTTAGCTGATGTTGCTTCATAAAAATATGAACTCTCACCAATAGCACCACTAATAGTTAGTTCAGTTTTTCCATTTGTTTGTACTGAATTAAAAAAGTAATCAACTTTCTTCTTTGTCACCTTGCTCACCTCCTCCTAAAGTTTCATAGTTTTTAGTTATATGATGTTTATTTGCCAACTCTTCAGTAGACAATTTATCACCTAATTTTAATCTAAGCTCATTAATAGTGTACATTCCACTAGCAATCAACTTATCAATAGAACTCGCAGAATTAAATATATTATAGATCATTATTGGAGTTGTATTTGCTTCTAATCCATCACCATTTAATATCTCTTTTTCTGTGAAAAATTTCCCGTTAAACTCGGAAATAATAAACTTAATTAATGGATTAATACAAAACCTCATATAATTATCAGTTTGCTTCTCTACATCTGCTAAATTACCATTCAGCAAACCAACAGGTATTCCTAAACAATTAGCAATATGATTAGTAAAGTTATTAACAACTTTTGCTACCTCATCAACTGATTCAGCCTTAACACTGTTTTTATTTGCTTCACTATATTCAAGTCCCTCTTGCATAGGTACATTAGCGTACTCTTGGTCTCTAAATGCCTTAGTTATCCTATTAATAAATTCTTGAATCTCATGAGTTTTACTTTGATCATATTTTGTAGTATCAATTTTAGTAACTGCTCTTACTTGAGATTTTCTTTTCTGGAATGCTACAATTCTTGAAAATAGTTCTCCGTAATCTTTATATATACCATTTACAAAGTTCTGTAATCTACGGTTACTATAGTGGAAATACAACACACTCTCACTATAGAAATCTCTATCATACCTAAATGTATCAATTTGTACATTTGAAAACTTATCTTCATATAGTGCGGATCTTTCTCTGTAGAAATCATCTGCAATAACTAAATCATCAGAATCAGTTTTAATAATTAAACACTCATTCTCATAAAATATATTTTCAACAAATTGTTTCCAAAATTCATAAGCATTCTGATTTTTATTAGGTTTAACATTTAGCTTGTAATATAGCCTATCTTTTATATATTCACCATTTTTCACAACAAGAAATTCTAATTGTGAAATAGTTCTTGCGATAAGATCTATATTTGTATGTAATGCCATATTTTTCATATGTACATTTTCATAACTATTTTCTATTAAATCTAAATCTAGGAGTATGTCGATTTCTTTTTTTTTGCCAAAAAATCCCAAAATCTCACCTCTTTTTTAAAATTCTAAATTATTTAAGAAGAAATCAACTTCATCATTAAGCAACTCTCCAGCCTTATACATAGCATGTACAAATGCTTGGAATCCATCTGTTTTTCTTCTGTGTTCATCCTTTTTCTCATATACCTTATTTCCATCTTTTTTTATATTTACATAAACATTAAACGTGTACCATCTCATTAAAGGATTATCGCCCCAAATAATTTGACGGTTAGCAAAAGCACTCTCTATTCTAGGAATTAGTAGAGGATGAATAGCCTTAGGATTTCTAATGCATACAACCTCAAAGCCTTGTTTTTCCAAAAGCGGTCGTAGTAAATCTAGTTTATAATTATCAGCAACTATAGTCTCTAATCCATGCTCTTTTCTCATTTCTACAAACCAATTTACAACATGTTCAGGATTTATTGATGGTTCATCAACAACCGTTAAAAGTCCTTGTTTTTCCCATTCCCTTATAGGTGGTTTCAATTTAGCTTTGTCAAGATACTCTTTTCTTGCGAATGAGTGAGTTTTCCAAACATAATCACCATCAATTTTAAATAAACATCCTACAGCAGTGAAATCTCGGATAGAACCAAAGTCTAGTCCCCCTATGCACGTTCTATGTTTAACATTTGGCATAGGTCTATTAGTTGCGAAAATTTCTTCATCAGTAGCAACACTTTTAGTTAAATCAGTTTCAGGAAGATTCATACGTTTAGTTATGAACTCTTCACGTCCCTCTGGTTCATCTTCTAAATCTCTGTATTCGTCAAAAATTACATCAAAAAGATTATCTGCATATTCACTTCTAGGATTACTAAACATTGGATTAGCTTTTTCCCAAACATCTGGATTATCAATTTCTTCATAATCATCAAGCTTACAGATGAAAATAAACATATTACTGTTAGGACTTTCACCACTTAAAATTTTACTAGCTTTTGCTTTTTGCTTATCTAAGAATCCATCTCTTACATAACCATCTGTAGTAATAAAAAACTCTCGTGGATTTTTCTTTTTACCTAACCCACTTGAGAATACTCTAACAGTATTATTATTTTCATATTGATGGATTTCATCATATACTACAGCTCCATCTCTTAATCCGTCTTTCGTACTTGCGTTTGATGTTCTAAACTTCAAGATACTTCTAGTCTTAAGATTTTGTATTTGTTCAAGAGTACATTTAAAACTCTTAACCATTCGCTGGTTTCTTGTAATAGCATTATAGCTCTCATTAAAAGATGTTTTAGCTTGTTCTTCAGAGTTGGCAACTATTGAAATATTATAATCTGGGATACCATGAAGTGAACTAATTAAAAAATTTGTTAAAACAGAAATTAATCCGTTCTTTCCTCCACCACGTCCCATCATAATTAAAAAACGTCTATAATATGCCTTATCATTCTTCTTGTATAATAAAAAAACAAAAGCAATTATAAACTTTTGAAATGGTTGTAATTTAAAATAATATTTCTCTCCAAACTTTATACACTTTTCAATTAAATCATCATTGAAATATATATCATCTCTTGGAAAAACATATTTCTCTAATATATCTATTAGCTGAATACGTTCTTTATTTAATACTATTTTACCTTCACGATAATCACTAATATACTCTTCTACATATTTATTTAAAATCATATTAGATCATCATCATTAATATCTTCTATGTAATCAACTTTGAAATTCCATGTTCTTTCGATTGCAAGCATACTAGTGTTTAATTTACTAATTTCAGCGATAGCAGGATGAGTTTTTATATAACTTTGACTACCATTTTCTACTACAATAGTTACTCCTTGCTTTTTAATATCTTGCTTAAGTTTCGCTATTAATTCGACAAATTGCATGTACCTATTTACCTTCTCAATCTCAAGAATATTATCAGGTTGATTAATCTTTTCCAAAAGAAATTTTTTTAATTCTCTTTGGTTTACGGTCAATTTTTTTTTATCATTAGCTATACCACTCCCCCCCCTCGTGAAAAAAATATCGATTCAGCTCCGAAAAAGAGACATTTTTTTCAAAATTTTTTAAGGGGGGTATTTCTGGGAAATAATAGTGGGCTACGTGGGAAATACTACCACTTTTCATCGTTCCATCTCTTCTTCCTACTACCATTGCCAAACAATCTACCATGCTCAACGTTGTGACAATTAATACACAATGTCTCTAGGTTATCAATATCAAGTGCGTGTTCAGGATAGAATTCTATTTCTAATTTATGATGAACGTTCTGACCTTTGCTAACCTTACCTAATCTCTTGCACTGTTGACACTCATAGTTATCTCTCTTCAATGCTTTCAGTCGCAACTTTAACCAGTTGCTACTCTTATAGAATCTTTGCTTTTGTTCTTTTGTTTTATACATTTAAAACTCCATACAAAAAAGCGTGATGCAAATCACGCTTAATTGGTATACGATTATTATTTATATAAAGGATCTTAATATTTGTGAAATCATTCACACATATATTATATTACATTTGAATTTATATTTGTTTATATGTTATTATATTTATTTATATTTTATTATATGATATTATATTTTTTTATATTTTATTATATCTGGAATGAATATCTGATTAATAGCTAATGAATGCTTTTGATTTCTAGTTGTATATTCAATATCTAATATATGCTCAACCTCTGCCCATGTCTTACATTCTAAGTATCTTAACTGCAGCAATAATCTATATTCTAAATTCGGCATGTTGTCTATATATTCCTTAATTTTATTTTGCATTTCTAAAAGTGCTTCTATGCTTTTTAGAATTCGATTTTTTAATTCTTCCGATTTATCTAGACGGGATTCAAGAGTTGATTTTGTTTCACCTCTTATTTTATCTTTTGAATAATCCATGCCTTTAATATTGATTAAACTATACTCGTTCTCTTCAAGTAACCTTTTATCAGATTCAATCAATCCTCTTAAGTATTTTACTTGCTCTAGAAACTTTTTCTTTAAATAACTCTCTTTACCTCTTCTATTCGCTTTATTATTCTTATTGTTCGTTTCCTGCATACACATCTCCTATTATTAATAATCTATCATAGATATTACATAAATCAACTGTTATTTGTTTAAACTCAACAACAAACTTACCTTTTATAAATTTAACTACACCAATTAAATCATCTTTATATTTTACAATATAATCTTCGTATATTAAATTACCCCATATATCTTTTAATTCACTACAACGTAACAACTTAAAATTCTTAGTTTTAACAGGCATATAAGGTGAAACTTCTAGCTCAACTTCTTGTGTTCTAAAATTATAACGTGTCACTGATTTAACCCCTTGAGTTGGAGTATAAACTTTTAGATTATACATACTATTACCTCTTACTTAATTCCATTCTTCCTCTTGAATAGATTAACTTCTTCTTCAATATTGTTAAGTACTACTGTTTCTTCTTCAATATCTATGTTATCTTTAACATCTGATCTCTTTACATATTCTTGTAATGCATGTTATATAATTTGAGCATCTTTATATTTTAACGCTAAATATATTCTGTTAGTCATTCTATTCCTCCTTCTCCATATATACTGTCATTAAATATTCATTGTCATAGCTGTTATGTGGATTCAAATCATACGCCACAATATTCCAACCATGAAATTCACATTCACGAAATACTTCTCTAACTTTATCTTCTACAGTTTTATCATCACTTACTGTAATTCTTAAGTATAAAAATTTTCCATTTCCCATTAGCAAAACACCTCCTTAATCTCATTTCCAAATTCTTTGATGAATTTTCTAGCTATTTCATATGAATAAAAATAAGGTAAAATAGATAACGAACGGATTTCTTCAATCTCATTTATATCGAACAGATTTTCATTTAAGTACTGCGGGAATCTATCATATTGCACTTCATAAATTTCTTCTTTGTCGTCATTCTTCCAATTAGGTGTCCAACCATCATTGTATTTCTTCGCCCAATCTTTCAGTTTTTTTATTAATATGCGTTCCTTATCGAATTGTTCAGCTTCTTCTTTAGTTTTGAAGGCTAAACCACGTAGATATGCCTTTTCAAAATCATAATAATTTAATTTTTCTCCAATTGAATGTACTTTTCCTAACTCATCTACATAATAATAATCTTCTAAATCCTCTGGCACTTCCACTTCGTAAGGCTTTTTATCCGCCTTACTTTCCAAGAACTTAATTCTTAAGCTATTAATTTGATCTTCTATTCGTTCTTCTAATCGTTTTATTTCTCGCTCAAATTCTTCGTTAGTCATTACTATTCCTCCTAATCGTCTAATTCTCCGTTATATTGCAGCGATTTTTTTCCATAAATCATCATTTTCGTAAATATTACCAATTACTTCTAAATTTCCTCTTCTGAATTCATTTAGTTTAGATAAGCTCCCTTTGGAAACTGTGTAATACGAACTATCAAAATAATCTTTTTCAACTTCTTCTGTATAAACACAAGTTTCATCATACGTTGTTCTCTCTACAATATCTCCAACAAATATAGAATTCCCTTTTTTGTCTTTGAAACCTGTATTTTCTATAAGTACCACCTCATCGAACTTATAAGGTACAAAATCAGCATTATCATTAAAATACACTTCTACTATTTTTTCATGGTAATTAATCACTTCTACAGGTAATATCATACCTAAACTTTTAATATATACTTTAGATTGTTTTATCATTTTCTATCCTCCTAATATCTTGTACATAAAAGATATCCAGGCTACTAAACACACTATTGTATATGCGATACACCAACTTATTAATAATTTTCTATGGTACTTTGATAATCCTTTTTTTATCTTATTTTTCAAATTTTCTACTGCTTCTGAAATTGTTTGTGGTTCATTTTCCATTAATTTTTCTCCAGCATACTATCAAAATCTGTTTTTGATAAAATTTTAATTAGTCTCTCAAAACGTGGATTTCTCCATCCGTGCATACAGTAAGTTCTTGCTTCTTCATGGTAATGGTGGTCATTAGCTCTTAAATGATTTTCAGCGTCAATTTGAGTTAAAAACATACAATTATCTACAGTTACATCTAGCTCACTATAATAAATAACTCTTACTTCAAGCTCTAACAATTCTGATATCTTGATTAATCCATCTCAATAACAATTATCATAATCTACCTTATATTCGTCAACCTCTTCTAACCATTCATCGAAATATCCAAAAGTTAATACTCCATCTTTTAGCTCTATACTTTTTAAATTGTCGTCATTTAAATCTTCAAGCTTTTCTTTTAAGTCTTCTAATGTCATTTCCTGATGATCATACTCATCTAGAAACATGTAATAATCAGCTTCATCTTCATCTAAATGGTATATCCTCTCTGGTTGTCTAATCACCCAGTATCTAGGATTAGCTGTTCCTCCATTATCTTCTGTATTTATCTCTTTCTGTAATTCCTTTAGGAATTTTATATCGTCTTTACTTAATTTTTCTTTAACGACCGTATCTTCATGATATTTTAAATGTTCCCAGTACTTTGCCATTTTTTAATCCTCCAATAAATCCTTGTTTTCGTAAATATTCCCAATTACTGAATAATCATCTTCCATGCTTGATAATCTACAGCAATACTTCCCGTTTTTTTCTAGATAATAAAATTCTTCTTCTCTTTTTTTACTTACCACATATTTTAAGTTGTTATGCACTACTATATCTCCTGTAAAAATATAATTACCACTCTTATCTTTATATCCAGTGTTATAAATAAATTCAACTTCATCAAAATCATAATAAGAATACGTAGATCTATCTTCATCATAAAGCTCTACTAATTTAGTCTCGAACCTAATAGATTCCACTTCAAACACTCTATCTAAACTTTTAACATACACTTTAGGTTGTTTCATTGTTCTCCTCCACTATACCTAATTCATTTCCTAACTCTTGTAAGCATTCTATAAAGTAGTTAAAATTTTCTAATTCTTTGTCAGATACTTTTAATATTATTCTTTTAGTACCAGTATTGTTCAACAAATAAGAAAATCTTAATTTCCCATTTAAGTCGCATACATCTATCATAAAATAATCACTCCAATTAACTATCGCTAAATTTGACATTAATCTCCTCCTAAATCACATACCATCTAAAATAATCTACTTTTCTTAAATCTACTTTCTTTCCGTTAAAATCTAGTATTACATCACCTTTAATCTCGTCTAAGTCTTTATGTAATTTATATACATTATCAACAGTGTTTTTACTAGCTTTAACACAAATAGTCTCATCATCTTTCATTGTGAATATTATTTCGAATTCTTTATCTTTAAACATAGATTTTCCCTCCTACACAAATATATGCTGCATAATATATTTCTTCTCTTTTCCAGTTCCCTTCTTTTGAATAATAAATTCCTGTTTCCTCAAATCTTTTATTTTCTATAACTTTAATATCTAAAACATATTCTGAAAATTCTAAACTCATGATGAAATCATTGATTAAATCTTCTAGTTTCTCATCTTTATTTTCTTCGATTTTCACTATTCTTTTAATTCCAGTTACTTTAATTCTTATTCTTTTTTCTTTCTCTTTTTCCCAAAACATAATCAATATATATCCTTACCTTTTATTCTCAAATGTAAGACAAATTCTACATATCGCCCACACAAATGTTATTAAATATAGATCCTCTTCAGTGAGCTTTGTATTACACATTATCGTTATGAACCCAAACAACAGTATGATTCCAAACCATTCAAACACATATCTAAGCATTGTATATCTCCTTTAACTGCTTCATGTGTTGCAATTCTCTGATTCTCTCTTTTTGCTTCTCTATAGTTTGATGTTGTTTAATGTTTTCATTAGCAAGTTTTTCTAAATTCTTACTAGAAGTATATATCCCAACAATCACTCCAATTGTAAAAACAATAACTACTCCTGAACAAATCATCAAAGCTCTTTCTAACATTTTTATTTTTCTTATACTAACCACTTAACCACCTCTAAAACAAATACTATTATCATTAAAATTGCCATTCCAAATACGCTATATTCTAGCTTATGGATTCGTTCTTTTTGATTTTCTATAATATTCTTCATTTCATCTGCTCTTTTACTATTCTCAAGTTCTAAATATGTTTGAGCTTGTAAAATATTGGAAAAACTATCTTTAGTTACTTCTAGAATTTTTTCTTGCTTTTTGAATTGCTCCATTAATTTTTTAGTCTCTTCAAAATAACTATCTCCTCTCATATTTAAGGCTTCTAATTTTTTATCTTGTAATTTATAATCTTTCTTAATATCGCTTATTTCATTCTTTAATTCTAATTTTTTAGCTTGCCTTTTATTCATTTTATGCACCTACCAATTCTTTTAATTGTTTTATTAATTTATGTCTCTCATGATTCCACGCTGTAATTTGAGCATTTACCATAGCTAAATTTTTATAGCAAACTTCTTGTTCACTCGCAAGTTTATTTAAGCGTTCATCAGCATTAGCAAGTTTATTTAATAATTCTTGTCCTAATCCACTATCCTTATTTTCATCTGGTTTATTAATCTCTTCTTTACTGATTAAACTCTCATAAAGTTCCTTTAATCTCTTATAATTTTTACTTCTTGGAATTCTTCCTCTTTTCCACGCTATAATATTTTTTGAATCTACTCCTAGCTCAATAGCTAATATAGCTTCACTCCAATGTGTCTTCTCTTTTATAGCTTCTATCATTTCATTAATATTTACTACTTTTTTCATCTTTTATACCTCTACTTTCTCCTTGAATACTCCTTTTTTTATTGCAAACTCTTTTGCCCTCTCTAGGTGTTTATTTACTTCATCTACTATAACTAGCTCAATATCTAATCCTGTTTCAACTAGCAATTGTTCTCTAGTCTCTCTTAGATCAAATAAAAAGTAACCAGCTTCTTTCATTTTCGCATCACTCACAACTGCAAACATCTCTCTAATAGTTCTTTCAATCCTTTTTGCACCATAATTATGATTTGCTCGCAAGCTCCACGCTAACGCTAAACAAAAATCTCCTATAAAATCAGCAACTTTAAGATTGACTTCTCTTTGTAATCGTCTAGTATATCCTTCTTCAATCTCACTTATTGCTAGTTCAGTTGCCTGACTACGAGTTAATTTCTTTTGCCCTGGTTTAGCGTAACCAAAAGTATTCCTAACTATCTTCTTTCCCATCTTCTCCTAACCTCGATATCCTTTCTAAAATTTCATCTAGTTCTTCATCCTCTATAAAACCTATTACATCATCTGTTATTTCAGTTAACATGGTTATACAGCCGTATTCTGACTCAGAAAACTCTAATACTGCAAGTTCTACACCATAACTTCCTGCATTTTCTATAACTGAAGCTCCATAACCATTAGGAAATCTATATCTAACCATTCGCCCACCAAATATTACATGTTCATCATCTATGAAAATATATTCTTTAAACTTCTCACTAATCAAATTCGTATACCTCTTATTATTCTTCTCTAAATGGATTGAATCCCATATCGATATCAAAGTTTTCTTCAAAATCTTCAATACCATTATTTGCTTGTCGTTTATAACCTACACTATGTACTTGTCCAAATTGATAACTATTTCCTTGTTTTTTACTTTCTAAGAAAGTTACATTCCCAACAATTACCTCTGTAACATAAACAGTTTTACCATCATTACCTTGGAAATTCCTTGTAGAAATTCTACCCTCTACAGCTATTAAGCTGCCTTTACTTAAAAATCGTGCCATATTCTCTGCAGTCTTTCCAAAAGCAACACAACTGATAAAATCTACAGCTTGTTCTCCTTGTTCATTTTTGAAATTCCTATTTACTGCTAAAGTAAAATAAGTCATATCCTTACCTGTAGATGTTTGTCTTAAATCCACATCTCTTACTAGTCTTCCTATTAAAACTACGTTATTAGTCATTTATTATTCTCCTTTAATTTTTATTATTGAATGATTGATTGAATGATTGATTTATTAAATAAGTATGTAACATATCTTATAAACTGTTACATCTGATATATATATCCTAACCGCCCTATTACCAGCGTTTAGAATATACTCTGTTTTATACAATGTAATCTTTTCCTTAATGGTTACATAGTATAGTTTTAAATATAAATGAGGTTACAGTCCACCCCATTTTTTTACTGCTTTACTCATTTCATCTCTCTCAATTCCTATATATCTTAATGTAATACTAGGATCATGATGATTGAATAATTTCATAAGTGTTACTACATCCTTACTCTCTTTATAGAAATGATATCCAAATGTTTTCCTGAAGCTGTGAGTACCTATATTCTTTATTCCACACTCTTTCGCACCAGTTTTAAGTATTCTATAAGCTTGAGTTCTTGTAATTGGTCTATTCGAGTTTTTATAGCGTGTTGATTTAAACAAATACTCTTCATCATCTTTATTAAAACAGTATTCTTCTAATACTCGCTTTAATTTAGGTAGTATAATCATTTCTCTTAACTTACCAGTCTTCATCTCACGTCTTCTGACTTTATCTCTACCTCTGACATCTCCAACTTTCAGTCCTAATAGATCACTTATCCTAAACGCTACATTGATTCCCATGTAGAAAAGTAAATAATCACGTTCACTCCTAGTCTTAAAATAATAATTCATTGCATCTAGTTCTTCTTGAGTTCTTAACGGTTCAACAAACTCCAAATTGATAACCTCCTAATTAGAAATTATCATCAAACATCACTGCGTTCTTTTCCGTGTAATTCCTGCATTAAGGCATTATATGCTGCCTCATCCTCTTCAGTAACAATTCTTTCTTTCTTCTCACTACCTCTGTTATTCACTCTTTCTTGCAAATAATCTGGCATTGGAAGTTCATATCTACCTTGAGCATTATTTCCACCAGTAAAGGTTGATTTACTACTCTCATATTGCTCTTTAGCGTTATATAGTACTGCTAACATATAATTTTTATGATTAGTAGGATAACTAACCTGACTTAATCTAGTGAAAATATAGTCAATATGCTCATATCTTAATTCAATTAATTTATTAATTACATCTCCTGCTGTTACACCTCGCTTTCCAACGTGTAATTTTGCATCAGGAGGCATTAGACAAATATCAACGGCATATTTTATCCACTTATCAAGCTCTATCTGTTTATTCTTGCTGACTCGGGAATACCCAAAGCTGTCTCTGAAATACTGTGTGTTGTATTTTCGAAAAGACTTATCATTTATATTTTTAGAATCATTCAATTCATTCACTTTTTCATTTTGATTAACATATATAATATTATTATTTGATTGATGAGATGATATATTCTCTTTATTTAATCTCTTATTATTCTCTTGTATAGGTTTGCTCATTTTGAGCATTTCAGAACTGCTCATTTTGGACATTTCCATTTGCTCATTTTGAGCATTTGCATTTGTCATATTTGACAGATGTTTTTCATTAGTAATTTTTTCATAAAGTTTACTGACTTTATCTTTGTTCACCCTATACCACTTTGTCCTATCTGCTCCGAACTTGTTATATTCTCCAGTAATTAGATATCCATCTTCTATTAAGTCATCAAACGTCCTTCTAACTGTAGAAAATGATAAGTAATCAAATTCTTCTTCATGCCATTTCTTAATAGATCTGTAAGTCCAATAATATCCATCCTTATAGACTTCTTTATTTTTCTTTTTTCTATTAACTTCTATCCAATAGTGAACTTGCTGCAATACTGTTGCATGTCTATCACCTATTTCTCTTGCCAACGTCCTATCAAAAACTATTGGCTGTTCATCAAAGAGTAACATAATATCCACCTACTTTACGTTTATAATCTCTTGCATTTTCATATTAATTACGATATAATGTAGTTAAATCATCGAACGTCTATTTAGACGTTCTTTTCCTTTTTCTGGACAATCTTTTTTCAACTTTATTCATACAAACTACTTTTTTATTTTTATCAATAATTTTATCAAGTAACTTTTTATTTCTATGAATATCTCCTATAATCTCTAGATCATCATTAATTAACCCTAGTAAAATAGGTATGTATTCTTTAAAGTCCACTTCAAAAGCACCATCTTTAAATCTTACTATTCCTATATCCTTATCAGAATTCTTAACAATATCACCATGAAATATTTCATTACCTTTTCTGTCTTTAAGTCCACTAGACTGCATAATAAATATATCTTCACGCTTAACATTGATTGATTGAACATATTTACTTTCATATTTCCTACTCAAAGTAATAAAATCACCCCTCCACTCCACCATTTTATACATTTTATTATCAACAAATGCCCTGTAATTTAGAACACTCATAATAGATCACTCCTCTTTTAAATGCAGCTCTTTTAGCACTTTAGCTGTTTTTGTAAAATATGCACCAAGTACTTCAAATAATTCATGTGTTTCGTATTCTTTTGGAAACTTATCTTCCACATAAGGTTCAATTCTTACACCATAATATGAAATGTGATTATACATTTTTAATTGAACCTCATTAAAATTTTCTTTATTTTGATCTGTTTGTACTTCCAAATCCTCCACCTCGTTTATCTCCTTTCAATCGTACTCCATAACTTACCTTAGGCACTTTATAGAAAATCCCTTGACCAATTCTCTCACCTTTTTTAATTGTTACATGCTTATTAGTTAAATTGTTAAATTCTAACATTATATGTCCTTCATTTTTGGGATTATTATAATAATCAGAATCAACTACACCTACTCCATTACTCATGATTAATCCACGATTAACAGGTAAGCTACTTCTAGCAAATATAAGCAAGCATTCATTCTTAGGCATGAAAGCTTTTATCCCAGTTGGAACTAATGTTGCTGTACTCTTAAATCTAAAAGCTGGGATAACAATATCTGCACTAGCAATAAAATCAACACCAGCACTATGAATTGTTGCCTTAACTGGCAATTCTCCATTCATACCTTCTATTAATTCAAATCCACGTCTAACAAATAATCTCTTTAGTTTATTCATCTTCATCACCTTCTGGGAATGCATATTGACCACGTTCATCTAATCCGTAAAATGGAATGAATATTGAACCCATAAGGCCAGCTAAAATCCTTTCCCACTCAATGTTACTAAGTATTAACATACATACGGAAACAACAACGCATGTCCAATAATAAGTATTAAATTTTCTTTTTCTAAGTTTATTCATTTTTAAGCCACTCCTATCTCTTTAAATTCTTCAACAGTTTTTTTAGTAAATCTAACTATTTTTTTCTCTAATCTTTTATCCTGATAATATTCAAAATTCGAAAAGAAATGTAACCACGCATAAACATTAAAGAATTCTTTAGTCCCCATCTTCAAATAACATATCGATGGATAATGTTTATCTTTAACTTTTTCTTTAAACATTCTTCTGTATTTATCGTAAGCTGTATCTTTTATATCAAAACATTTCATAATCTCTTCTTTTGAAAAATAAGGGAAAGATAAATCTAATTTTCTCAACTCTACTAAATCAATTTGTATTTCTGTCATTTTGTCTACCTCCTTGTTTTTATGTTATAATTACCTCAAAGGAGGTGAATTATATATGGATAATATTTTTAAAACTATTCAATTTTGGTTATCTTTTCTGTTCTACGTAATTCTAATGCCTTATGGTTTTTTAAGATTTTTAACTAGATACGCAGAATATCTTGTGAAAACAGATAAAAATGTTGCTTTTGTTACAATATTTAAAAGTTTTAACTCACATACACTAACATCATTTTTAATGTGTTTATTCTTGAGTTCATTATTGTGTATTGTTCCTCTATTATTTTTTAGATACCACAAAGATAAATTTCCACAATATGATACAATGCATTATTACCTAATAAGATTATTTATAATAACTTTTATAGTCTTATTTAGTTCATTAGGTTTAAATGAAGTTCAATTTTCATTTTTTAGTGCTTTTGTCGGTTTTTTTGCTCTTATTACCCAACAAATATTTAAAAAACGATAAATTATCTGTAATATAAAATATATAAAACAATAAACCTAAGTAACATAACTCAAAAATAATATATGCAATAAATTCGTTAATCGTTGTCATCCTTTTTTCCCCTTGAAAGTACCAATAATTTCTGAAAGAATAGTGGTTATTAATGTGTGCAATATTAAAATATATCCAACTATTGTTATTGCACTCATTAATTCACTTTTTATCAGTTCAAAATATTCTGCTAACATTCTCACTACTCCTTATTTAATCTCTTGAACTACAGCTTCTTTTCTAAGAGATAATTTTGCTCTATCAAGTATTACCTTGGCTTTCCAATATGAAACATTGTGTTTTGCTAATACGTTAATGACCTCATTTCTAATTAGCTCTTCATCTTTCAAATCAAAAGTATCTTTAGTTTCTGTATCTCTATATTCTCCACTAAAAACTTTACCCTCATTCATCAGATACATAGGTTCTACTGTCATTTTCTTTTCTCCTTTTAAAAAGTTTAAAATTCCCATTACAATCTCTCTTTCTCTTAAAATCAACTTTAACTTGATTTATTCTTTAAAAAAAATATCATTAGGATTTACTTTTAATATCTTACAAAGTTTTCTAAAATCATATAGATTAATATTTCTTCCGTTTCCATTTTCCCAATTAATTATCGTTGAAACATTTTTCTCCATTAATTTAGCTAGATCTACCTGTTTAAAACCAGCGTTTACTCTTGCTGCTTTTAACGTAAGTTTGATTGATGTCAC